GGTCGGGCCCGAAAACGCGCAGACACTGGCGGTGCTCACCCCTCAGGAGCGGTTTTCGGTGTTCGCCTCGACGGTCTCGTTCAAGGTGCAGGGCTACAAGTACCAGCTGCAGCGGGTGAAGGACCTCCAGAAACTCATGATGCTCCGGCAGCAGGCGGCGGCCAATCCGGCCTTGCTGCAGGTCATCACCGAGCGCTTCTCGCCGCAGAAGGAATACGCCCTCATCCTGCAGAGTTTGGGGATCGATCCGGCGGATGTCGAGCGGGACCCCGACGAGCCCATGCCGAACCCGGCGCTCTTGGCGGGCCAAGCCGGTGCACCCGGCAACCCGGCGCAGAATCCTGCTGCAGCGCAGGCGGGCCCACCACCCAATCCGCAAGGGCAACGGGGCGGTCAGTTGCCGTAAGGGCATAGAGGGGGAGGTAAATGGCAAAGCGAGGTCCCGCACCCGCGCGTCCCGGCCCGGGCCGGCAGCCGACATTAGGCCAAGCCACCGGCGGCCGCCCGGGCCGCGTGCCGGCGGCGGGCGCGACGCCCGCAGCGGCCCCGGCCACGCCACGACCGCCACGGGCCCCGGGGTTAGGGTTGGGCCTCGGCCTAAACGCCCGGCAGCGGGGCGCGTTCCAGCAAGCGGCGCAGCAGGGCCAGGGGGCGGCGTATCTCGGCCAGACGCCCGGTCTCGCCCGGCGGGTGAACCAGCTCGACCCGACGGGCTGGCGGGCGCAGAACGTGCAGAACTTCATCGGGTCGTATGGCCAGCGGCAGCCGCGTGGTGGCCCAGCCGGCGCTGCCCCGGGCGGCGCAGCGCCCGCCCCCCTTCCTCAGCCCCCACCCCAGGCCCCCGGTGGCGGCATGCCAGGCCTCTCAGGTGGGAACATGGCGGACATGATGGGCGGCGGGGGCGGTGCGTACCCGATCGGGAGTGGTTATGGCGGTCCGAGCTTCGGCCCCGGCGGGCCGTACGGCGGTGGCATGAGCGGCATGTATGGCGGCGGCGCGCCGGGCGGCCTGGGCGACCAGCAAAGCATGTTCGGCGCGGGCGGCCCGTTCGGCGGCTACTCGCCGGCGATGCAGCAAGTGCTCCAGGCACGCATGCAGGGCGGTCTGCAACCAGGCGGCGGCTATTCGGGCGGTCCGCAGGGCGGCTATGGCGGCGGCTATGGGGTGGCGACACAACCGCCATTCCAGGGACAGCCGAATATGGGCGGCGCGATGAACTGGGCCGGCGGCGGCCAGCAACCAGGCACGTACAGCGGATGGGGTGGCGGGGGACTGATGGGCAATCAGTCCGCGCTCCAAAATATGCAGAACGCATATCGCGGGACGCCTGGGAGCCAGCAGCAACCGCCGCCCGGAGGAGGGTCGCCGGTCTGATGCTGGTCATCGGCGGCGGTAGCCACGGCGGCAGCACGGCATCGATCTCGCTGCGCGATCCGCAGCCGCAGCGCGTCCAGCGGGCGCTCGAGCCGGGCAAGGCGGTGCGGATGACGCTCGAGGGGACCGTCCACCACCTCACGGCGCATGAGAAGCATTGCGACGTCGAACTGGATGTCCACGACGTCTCGGTACGGCCCGAAGGCCGCCGCACGATTTCGAGCTTGATCGAGGACAAGCAGAAACAGGCAGTGAGGTAGCGATGGCAGACTGGCGAGACGGCTACGAGAGCACGCGACCCGAGGATGCCGACGCCCCGAACCGGCCGAGTGGGCAACCCTATTTGCATCCCGGCGGCATGGCCGAGGCGTACAAGGCGCGGTGGAAGAACGTCCCGGTAGCGTACCCATTCGGCAAGGCGAAGGACGGAGGCGGCGGGGGTGGCGAGTGAGCGGATCCGGGGCAGTGCGCTGCCGAAAGCCCGCCAGTGGGTCCAGTGGCTGCTCTACCACGTGGACGAGCTGCCGCATGATCACGGCTGGATCCTGCTCTATCGGGACACGCTCATTGGCCTCCATCATGCGATTGCCTGCGGGGCGCGACGACTGCGCGGGAATCCGACGTGGGACCTGCAAGGCACGATGACGGATGACACGGCCCGGCTCGAGGACGAAGCGCTGCGCTGGGCCCGCAATGCTGCGGCGCTGGGGAGTCGCAGCGACATCCCCGAACGGTTCGGGCCGATGATTGAGCTGCTGCATGGGGCCTGTATCCAGCAAGTCCGGCTAGCCAAGGAGATCGACCGGATGCGGCTCGCCGGCGAGTTGCAGATCGACGTCACGATGGATCGCGCCGCACAGCAGCTGGTGGAGGTCGGCTAGGAAATGCCGGTCGATTTCGAGCCGAAGCTGGCGAATCTGATCCAGAGCGGCCACGCCGCCCGGCCGCTCTTGGCCGCACTCGAGACGTTCTGCGCGGCCCTCGTCGAGGAGACGTTGAAGACGATCGACCAGCGGGTCGCGAACGCCGATCTGGTGGCGGAGGATGCCTTGGCCGTCTGCCACGAGATCGCCGCGTACCGCCGCATTGTGTTCCGGTTGTCGCAGCGCGTGACAGCTGGTGAGCGTGCTGAGGCACGGGCGGCGAGCCGCCATCAGGAGATGACGCAATGAGCATGACTCCCACGGAGGTCCCGGCGTCCGCACCCGCCCGGGAGCAGGTCCAACTCGGGAATCAGGTCCTTGAACTCGCGCCCGACGATGCCGCCACGGTCCGCCGCGCCTTTCAGGATCTGGCCCAGTCCTACGGTGCGTCGCTCGATGACCAGCGCCGCCAGCTGCTGTCGACGATGGGGACACCGCAGTGGCAGCCGCCGCCTGTGTCGTCGCCTAGCGAGCTCGTGCTCGACGTCCCGGATCCCGATCTGCTCTTCTCGAACAAGGACGCGTGGGCGGCAAGTTTCGCGCAGAACCTCGAAGGCCGGATTCGCCGGGCACAGGGCGAGCAGGCTGCCCTCCTGCAAGGCGCGGTCAGTGCCGTCGATCAGGAACTCCAGCGCCGCGATCTCCAGACGCTGGCGCAGACGACCCACGATCAGGCGATGGAGGAGATGCTGGAGCGCCGCGGGCTCGGTGATCACCGTCGAATCGTCCAGACGATCTACAACGAGCAGTATGGGAACCTGCAGCATCTGCCGCTTGGGGTCGCCTTGGACCAGCTCGGGGCCTTGGCAGAGCAGGAGATTGCGAGCATCCGCGGCACCCAGCCCGCCGCCGCGGCGACGCCGCAGCAGACCGCGCCGCCGGCGATGCTCCGGTCGGCCCGCCGCGCCAGCAGTGCGCCCACGCCGGAGCAGGCGCCCCGGGGCAAGACGCTCTCCGATCTGATCCGCGCGCATCACACGGCCTTCCTAGACGGGGGCCGGGCAGCATGACCGCTCAACTGCCATCGTCTGCAGACGCAGCGGCGGCGTAGGCTAGGAGGCGAGATATGCAGACGTGGACCCAAGATACCCCGACCGGGCCCTTTCGGAATAATTTCCTGTCCGAGACGTTGTACGAGGCGAGCTTCGAGAAGGCCGAAGTGATCCAGTGGGTCGAGCCGGTAGACGGCTTCGGGAAGAAGAAGGGCGACACCGTGAACCTGTTCACGATGACGGGGCCGCCCGAGCCGGCCTCGAAGGGCGTCTTGCAGGAGAACATCCGGATCCCAGAGACCGCCGTCGGGATCAGCGGCACGTCCTTCGTGATCTCCGAATTTGGCGAGGCGGTAACGTGGACCAATGTGTATGACGACTGGGCGAAATATGACTTGCCCGCCTTCGTGAAGAAAAGGTTGCGCGAGATCATGAAGCTGACGCTCGACGTGAATGCCGGCGACGGCTTCAAGCGCGGCTTCATCACCTTTACGCCATCGTCCGCGAGCGGCGTCACCATCGACACGACCGGGACGCCATCGGTCGCCGCGTCGGCGGCGGTCGGCGTCGCGCATCTCCAGCTCTGCCGGGACTACATGTACGGCACGCTGAAGGCGCCCTTTTTTGGCGAGGGCGACGCGTACATCGGCGTCTTCAACTGGGCCGCCACGCGGTCCATGCGGATCGATCCGCTCTTCAAGGAATGGTACGTCTTAGGCAACCCGGAAAAGCTGCAGCGGGGCGAGATCGGGATGATCGAGAACATCCGGGTGATCGAGACGAACCACGACACCGTGTTGCAGGTCGTCACGGTCTCCGGCAGCACCAACGTCGGCCAAGGGTTTGTGTTTGGCGACGAGGCGGTGGCGTTCGCGGAGGCGCAGACCCCCGAGCTCCGCTTGAAGATCGCCGATGACTACGGTCGGAACCTCGGCTGTGCATGGTATGGCCAATTGGGCTTCGGCCTCTACCATGCGACGGCGAACCCGAGAGAAGCGCGGATCGTCCGGTTCACCGGCAACAACTTCGCCAACCCGTAAGGGTCGCGCTCAGGGAGGACAGTCTGATGGCAATGGATGCGGGGACATATACCTGGAGCACGCCGGCGAATCTGCAGACGACCGATGCGGCGCTCGGCGCCGCGTTGACGCCGGCGGGTGACAAGGCGTTCTTCCTGGCGCAGGAAGGCGTCGATGTCGTGGAGGTCGGCGTGCTCGTCGGCACGGCCACGACGGCCGCCTCGATGGCCTTTACGGCGGCGACGGCGCCGGCGATTGGCGGCAGCTACACCGTGCAGGCGACCGTCACGGGTCCGGCGGCCGGGGTCCCGGCAGGTGGCTGCTTGAAGAAGCCGACGAAGATCCATCTCGACAAGGGTCAGGTGTTGCGGCTCTCGATCACGACGGCGGTTGCGGCGGGCACGGGGCAGCTCTACGCGAAGGTCTATCCGACGGGGAACCGGAAGGTCGACCTCGTCTCGTCGACGTGAGGCGCCGATGGCGGCGATCACGGCAGCAGAAATCAGCTATGCGATCACCGAGGAGTTCATCGCGGCCCCGGGCCGGGTGCGTCGGAAGATCGTGCTCTCCTTTCCCACCGGCGCGAACGCCGGCACGAACAACGCCTATGTGCCGGGGGGCCTCCCGCTGGCCCTTCTGAGTCTCGACATGCGCTCCCGGCTGCAGCGGCTCGTGGTGATCGGCCGGACGCCCGTCGCGGGCGCAAACAACCCCCGCTGGGAGTGGAATGGGGACTCGATCAACCCGACGCTCGTCGGCTATGCGAACGCGGGGGCGGCCGGGCCGGATACGGAGCTGACGGGCACGAATACGTTCGCCACCGCGCAGACGATCATCTGCGATGCCGAGGGGTTTTAGGCGATGGCGCGCCTTGAGCCGGTCCACATCCTCGAGATGGATCGGGCGACGAATCGGATGGAAGTCGTCCGAATCAATCCGACCCGAACTTTCGCCCATCTCGGTGATACCGGGGTCGCCACGTATACATGGCAAAACGGCCACTGGTTCGGCCAGGGCGGCCAGGAGATTCCTGTCGAGCAGGTGCCGCTCGACTACCGGGAGACGATGCGGGCGCATCCCGTCGTCATCGCGGAGCAGGGTCCGAGTGTCGTCTGGACGTGCGAGTTCTGCGGCCACTCGATGAACCGCTCCGAGAAAGACGACCATCTGATCGGGCATGTCCGCGACACCTTGGCGAAGGCCGGGACGCCGCCGTCCCCTCCAGAGCTCCCGAAGGTGGAGGAGCGGCCGAAGGCCCGTCCGGCGGCCTAGCCCATGGCGCTTCCCGTCACGGCACGGGCCGTCTTCCAGGCGCACATCGACGGCCTGACGGCGACGGGGCTGTCCGATCTGCCCGTCCCGATCAGTGTGGCGTGGTCGTTTGACGATGCCGCCGGGGATTTCGACATCGTCGATTTTCCGGTCGGGGCGACGACGCTGCAGCGCCCGACGAAGGCGACGATGCTCGTGCTGATCCCGCCGCCGACGAATGTCACGCCATTCGTGCTGAAAGGTGCGGCAGGGGATACCGGCGTCGCCTACAGCCCGAACACGACGAGCATCCTCTCGCTGGCGGTGACGCCGCTGCTCGTGCAGCTGACGGCGGCCGTCTCCGGGGTCCGACTGATCTGGCTCTGAGGTGGCATGGCCTACTTTGCCACCGCGAAGGACCTGAAAGTCGATGCGCTCTTCCTCGCTGGGGAGCCCGTCGATGGCAACTCGCAGTATGACAGTCGGGCCTATGAGTGGATGACCGTCGTCGCCCGGGCGCTCATTTCCGGTGGGCAGTTCGGGCAGTCTGTGCTCGAGCCGTACGACTGGACGTGGGCACGGGCCTGGCCGCGCGGGGCGATCCAGCTGATGCAGCCAATCAACGGCACGCATACCATGACGGCGACCTTCCAGACCGGCACGCGGGCCGTGACCGTGACCCCGACGCTCGGCAGTGACGTGAATCTCGCCGGCTACCGGATCCAGCAGGATACGACGCCCGCCCGCCATCTCGTCCTGGCGAGCCAGAACAATCCTGCGGCCAACACGACCTATGTCACGCTGGCGGAGCCGTGGACCGGGACGAGCATGAGCGTGACGAACTGGCTCGGGTATCCAGATACCTACGAGCTGCCGCCGGATTTCGTCCGCGGCACGTCGCCGCTCTTCATCATGGCGTTCCCGAGTTTCGGGTTGCCGTATTCGATCGACGTCGTCGATCCGCCCGATCTCGAGCGCTACTACCCGCAGACGTGGCCCATGGCCGGGGGCCGAACGACGGCCGGCTTTCCGGTGGTCGCGGCACGGGTCACCGAAACGAAGCTCCGGTTCTCGCACTATCTCTACACGCCGGACACGCCGCTGCCCGTGCAGCTCGAGTTCGAGTACATCAACCGGCCCGACGTGCTGGGCGAGGGCACCATCCCGCCGATCCCGATCCAGCACCGACGCATTCTCTCCTATGGGCTCGCCTATCTGATCCTCTCCGACAAGGACGACTCGACGGCAGCCGATCTCTGGCAGAAGTTTCAGGCGCAGTGGAAGGCGATGGCGGATGAGTACCGGCGCGGACTGCGGCGGATGTCATCCAAGTGGGGCGTCGTCCAGCCCTCGCGCGTGACCGCCGCGTGGGGCCCGCCGCTCTGGACGTCTGGTGGTCTACCCGTCTGGTCTTGGTGATGGCACAGCAAGGGAATCCCTATCTCGTGCCGCTGGGCACTGCTGGCATGGTGGCGCATCCGAACCGCTGGCGAGCGAAGGCGGGCGAGCTCCTGCTCGCGGAGAACGTGGTCGTGGAGAACGACCTCGTGAACAAGGAGCCGGCGGCGACCTATTATGATACCTACGGGGGGCCGGATTCCCTCCAGATGGTGATGGACTGGTCGGCCGACTGCCTCTGGGTCGGCTTGACACTCTGGTATGCCGCGACACCCGCTGCGACGGCGCCCGTGTTCACGGCGACCCTCGGATCGACCACGCCCGGCACGACGTGGAGCGTCCCGCTCACGGTGGCCGCGCCCAGCGGCGCGCTGCATGCTGTCCGATTGAGTCTCAATCCCTTCGGCGCCTCGGCCACCGCCGTTACGGACACGCGCGGGAATGTCTACACCGTGGCGCTGGACAATCAGAGCCTGCAGCTCGCCCCGTCCTATCCGCGTGGCCAGATTTGGGTCTCCGTCTTGACCACAGCGTTGCAGGTGGGAGACACCCTCTCCGTCACCCTCGCCGGGAGTCCGACCGGCGTCCTGCTTGCCGCATCGGCCATCGCCGGCATCGTGACGCCCTTGACCCTCCGCTTCGCCGCCCCCTCGTATAACACCGTCAAGGCCGCACAGATTTATACCGGGGCCTACTGCCAGACGTATCCCATCATCGGCATCGGGTTCATCTCGACGTTCAATACAACCGTGACAGCGGACTTTACGCGTTCGCCGCCCTTTCAGACGAATACCGTCGTGACCGGCGGCGGCCAGCAGATGGCGGCGATGAACGCCGCTGCCTTCTGGGGCATGACGCACATCATCGCGCAGATTGAATTCCACTCGGATGAAACATCCGGACAAGGTCAGAACATGTCCGTGGTGCAAGGCAGCCGCAGCGTCACGGGGAACTTCTATCTCTCGTATTTCCGACCGGGTGACTTCATCGTGCTTGATGGGGAAACGCAGCTTGTCGATACGGCGCCATCTTCGGGGTCGTCTGGGCAACCCTCAACATTGACCACCGTTGATCCGTGGCAGAACACGCACAATAGCATCAAGTACACGCGGATCGCCGGGCCGCTCCTCTTCACCGCACTCAATCGCTATCCCTACCCGCCCCCTGCCGCCGCCTCGACATGGACGGGCGGCACGCTCACGTCCGAGAAGCCCGAAGCAGGGAGCCGAGGGATGCGCGGACAGATCCAGTATTTCGTTCATACCAGTGAATTGGCACGCACCCCGAACGGACGCTTCGTCGTCGGCGGGAAGGAGAACGCCGCCCGACCGCGCAAACTCTTCTATCTGAACGGCGTCGATCCGATCCAAGTCATCACGGGCGAACAGGGCAACGCCCATGCGATCACCAAAGGGGCCGCCGATTGGGC